GCTTGAAGCGTTGCCAGTGCTTTTTTTTATTCACAACCAAAACCGGCTGAGCCGGTACGCAAAGCTCCCTAAGCTGAGCCGAAGGAGAATCAATGCCGATTGCATTTGAAGTCGAAACACTGGAAGGCGTGGACGCAGGACTACACGCCGCATACGAGGAAAACGACGGTAAGTTTGTTTTCAATCCTGACAAGTACGCGGAACTGAAAGGCGCGGGCATTAAGAAAAATGCCGCCGCGTTGAAAGCAGAGAAAGACAAGCTGAAAGCCGAGCTTGAGGCTACGCGCCAAAAGTTTGCCGATCTTGACGACGACGCTTTAACCGCCTTTAAGGAATGGCAATCCAAGCAGCAGCAAGGCGACCACAAGCAGCAAGACGACGACGCAAAAGGCACGCCGGAAGAAATCAAAGCCCGGCTGAAGACGGCGCACGAAGCTGAGCTTCGCAGGATTCAGGCCGAGCAAAAAGCCGCGTTGAAAGCCGCGCAGGATGCAAAGGACAAGGAAATTGCGGACGTAAAAGCGGCGCATTTGCAGTTCGTCAAACGAACCAAGCTTCAGGAATTAGCAGACGAAACCGGCGTGATTCCAGAGCGGCGAAAGCTTTGGCTGAAGGAAGCTGAAGGCCGCTACGGATTGAACGCGGACGGTGAACTTGCGGTGCTGGACGAAAACGGCGAGCCGGATGATTCGGTTAAGCCGGATGTGTACAGCCGCGAAACGCTTTTCAGGGAATTTGACTACCTTTACGCAGCCAAAGAGCAGGGCGGGTCTGGCTCCGGCGGCGCAAAATCCACCAACAACTCAGCGGGCCTCAAGCGGTCAAAGATGACCTCAGAACAGAAGGCCGCATATATCAGGCAACACGGTAGCGCAGGCTATGACCGGTTGCCCTGGTAATAAACCAGGCAGGGGCGCACAGCTTCCTGTCGTAAACAGGGAGTGTAACGAATATGGCAACATCAGTAGCATCAGATTTCAAGGTTTATCAGGAGCAAGTAGCCTCCAGTTTAACCGAAACATTGACGCAGGCGACGGAAGCCATCACAACGGGCGCAAATGGCGCGATTGTGATGAGCACCAACGTCATGAAGGGCGATTATATGTATCGCTCGTTTTTCCAGCAGGCGACTTCCGTTATCCGGCAAGACATTACCTCGGTGTCGGCTGGCACGCCGGTCAAACTGGCGCAGACGGATAGCGTTGACGTGAAATTGCACCGTAGCTTCACGATTGACGCAGCGCGCAAGGCGTTCAAGATGGCGGGCTTCAATCCCGACGTGTTCAACGTCGTCGCCGGTCAGCAGGTTGGCCGCGAAATCATCACCGGCATGTTGAACGACGGACTACTTGCCGCTCGCGTGGCGATCAACAACGTCGCGGGCGTGACCAATGACGTAACCGCCGCTTCGCCGTCATCCATCACCTCCACGAACTTGCTGGCAACGCTGGCCAAGTTCGGCGATGCGGCGAGCAAGGTTGTGGCGTGGGTGATGCACAGCCAGCAGTATTTTGACTTGGCCAAGAACGAAATCAGCAATCAGGTTGCCCCGATTTACGAGGGCATCTTGCAGCGCGTTGACGTTCCCGGCTTCAACCGTCCAATCCTCGTTACGGATTCCGCGTCGCTGATTAGCTCAAGCAATTACTTTGTGTTGGGCTTGACCGAAGGCGCAATCCGGCTGGTGGATACCGAGCCGACGGACATCGTGATTGACGATGTAACCGGCCTGCTTCAATTGGTTCGCCGTTATCAGGGTGAATATGCCTTCAACCTGGGACTGAAAGGCTATCGCTACGACGTGGCCAACGGTGGGGCCAATCCTGACGCGACCGCGCTCGGAACTGGTAGCAACTGGGACCAAGTAAGCACGTCAGTGAAAGACACAGCCGGTATTGTTCTTAAATGCTTGGCTGCGGCCTAGTAGTGCGTTTCGTGGGGCGGGCTGACCTGTCCGCCTCACGAAATAACCAATTCAAGGAGGAATTACTATGCCTGCAAAATTTGGTAAACGCCAGATCATTTCAAATCTTGGCACAATCGCCACGACCAGCACCACGGATGATTTCGTGATCTGTCCGCAAACCGGAACTCTGAGTGAAGCAATTTTTTCAGGTTCAGACGCGCTGGCCGCGCACGCGACCAATTACATCACGTTTTCCATTACCAATCTGGGACAGGCCGGGGCCGGTTCTACTGCGTTGCTGGCCGCGACGGACGCGAATACCACGAAAACGTCAACCGGCTCCGCGATTGCGGCAAACACGGCGCGCACGCTAACGCTTTCCACGACACCAGCGAACCTGAACGTCGTAAAGGGCGACCGGCTGCGCGTGCGAAGCACAGCAAACGGCACATCCGCGAACACCATCACCAACTCGAAAGTGTTGCTGGTGTTTGACGAGAAAATTTAAGAGGACGCAATGAAGCGAACTTTGATCTATGCGCTTGAGGAAGAGTCTCAAGCGCAGGAAAAACTAAACGCATTGAAAGCCGATGGCCGCATGGCGGGTCGGCGCAATGCGGAACTGTGGGAAGGATTTGTTGAGCCTGCGCGAGTGGTCATCATCTTTCCCAATCCCAACGCAGACGCAATTGCCGCCGCATACAACGCGGCAGGCATAGCAGTCGAGGTAATCAATGGCAATGAAAAAGAGCGGCAAAAAAGTATCGGCGGGGACAGCGAAACCGTCAAAGCCGATGAAGGGCAAAACGATCAAGCCGAAAAAGGACGCAAAGGCCGGGTAAAATAACCGATGGCACTTGTTACCACAGCGGGCAGCGCGTCAGCCAATAGCTACGGCGATGAGGCCGGGGCGTCTGCCTATTTTCTGGCGACCGGGCGGCAACAGGAATGGGACACCGCCGTTGCGGGAATGGCCGAAAGCTGGTTGCTCCGCGCGATGCCGTTCTTAGAAGCGCAGGACTATATCGGCATGCGGATTACAACCGAGCAGGCGTTGCAGTTTCCGCGTGTTGGAAGCACGCAAGGCCAGCGCCGCATGCAGATTTCAGGACTGTCTTCAACCTACGGCTTCTATGATTTGCGGAATCGTTTTTACGCGTCCAATGCTATTCCGACGCCGGTTATCAACGCTCAATACGAGCAGGCGTTGGCGCTGGCTCAGAATCGCAACTGGTCAGATGATCGCTACGAATCGCAGACCGTTGCGGCGGGCGACACTTCCATTGAGGTTCGCAACAGCCGACAGCTTGGCAAGTTGTGCAAGCTGGCAATGTTACAGCTTGACGGCCTCCTACTGACCGGCGGTTCTGTCCGCCGCCTGATGCGCTCGTAATGTCCATTGCACAGGCTCAATTTGATGCGCTGGAACTCGCCCGGCGGGAAAAGTTTGTCGCCAACGGGCAAAGCGGCGAGGCCGTGATGCTCAAGATGGTGAACGGCGCGCAAGTCGCGCACAGAATCATCTCGCAGGCGTGGGATTATGGCGAGCGCGATGCCGAGGGGCGATTGTTACCGCCGGGCGTGCAATACGAATTGCGCGTGGCGGAGTCGCTGCTTATCGCGGGCGACTTGAAAATCATCACCGGCGTCAGCATTGACGGCGTAATTTATCAAATCACCCTACCCTCCCCGTTTCCGCCGGAAGCCTTGCGCCGGTTCTGGCGTTTCTGGCTAAGCCCGCAGGAAGATGAAAGCTAAAGGCTGGCAGTGCGATGAATACCGCGACCGATTAAGCGGGCAACTGGTGGCGGTTGAGATTACGCCTGTCAGCGACATTCAGCCGCATATCAGCGCGGAAGATTGCCAATGCTTGCCGGAATTAGGCTTTCAAGGCACGGCGAAGATATTAGTTCATAGCGCATTTGATGGCAGGGAATTTCTTGAGCGGGATTGCAGGAGACGAGAACATTGAGAACGCCGTCGCTTGCACCAGCTTACGCTTTTATTTACCCGCTTTGTTGTGAGGCGGCAAGGGCTTGCGGGTACGCGCTCGCCTTGCACGGAACGATGGCGCGAGATTTGGATTTATTAGCCGTCCCTTGGACAGAAGACGCAGCAGATTACAACACGCTAATTGACGCCATCATGAAAGTCTGTGACGGATTTCTGATTGAGCGAACATCAAAAACAGAACGTAACCCAACGCTCAAACCGCACGGGCGAATGGCGTGGAGTATCCACTTAGACGGGGGCGTGTTTATTGACCTGAGTGTGATGTCGAGAATCAATGCAAGCTGATTTATTCATCAACGAAAAAGCAATCCGCGTCTTGATCGAAGACAGGGCAAGCAAGATCATCCGCAAAACACTTCCGGCGATTCGCTTGGAAATGCAGCGGCGGTTTCGTTTGCCGAAGTCTGGCCGGTTCTATTCACGCGGCAAAGCACAAGGCGGCGGGCGCGTCTTTCGCGGTGGCGGTCGCTACCGGGCGTCGGCTAAGGGTGAAGCCCCGGCTGTGCGCTCAGGCCGGTTGTTCAATTCGCCGAAAGAAAGCTACCCAGATAAGTTGACCGGCTTGCTGACAATTGACGCGCCGTATGCGGCTTATCTTGAGCCGCCCGCGCCGCTTGACCGTCCCTTTGCGCTGGTTTCGGCTGAGACGGTAGCGCAGAGATTCAATCAGGCTTTAAGTTTCTAAAATGACCAAAGCTGACGCAATAGAAAAAGCCCGTGAAATACAGGGCGGAGCCGGAGTTGACCGAGACAAGTATCTAAAGCTTTTTGGTGCTGGGGAAATCGCGGTTGACCGATGGAATAAGCCAGACTTCACGCTCGGCATTGAATACGGCTACTTAATTGCGCTGGCTGAGACTTTTAACCTAACGCCTGAAGACTTCAACATCAAGCTCTAAATGCCAACCGAGAAAGAAACACGCGAAGCTATCGCCACGGTCATTCGCTTAACAATTCCTGATGCCGTGGTTATTCCGCGCAATCAACTTGGCTTGCTTGCCGACGGCGATTTTGCGGCTTTGATTTCGCCTTCTACCACAAAGATTCGCGGATGGATTGTGACGCAATCCGGCGCGGAGTTGCTCACAAAGGGCGATGCCTGGGCTGACTATCGCTACATCTGGCGCGTGGTTCAGGTTCACGAATACAAGACCGGCGATGATTCAACGAACTCTGAAGATTTATTCGCCAGTGACCGCGATGCTGTGATCCTGGCTTTTCTTGATCCGTCGGCAGTGGTTGGCATTGACGCAACGACTTTGACCAATTTAGGCAACATCGGCGCGTTGAGCTTTTCCGGTCCGAACTCAATAACCATTGCGCCTGGGCGTGAAGGTGGAAAGCGCGTGCATATCGCCGATGGTTCAATCAGTGCGGAAATCAAGGTAGGGGTGTGCGCGTGATGACCGAATCCGAACGAATTACACAACTCGAAAGCCGCGTGGCTAAGCTTGAATCCGCGCAATCCGCACTGGCTGCAATCTTCCAACGATTTGCCGAACTGATAAAAGGCATTGGCACAAAAGCCGCCGATGCCGCCGACACTTTGAAAAAGCAATAACCGAATAACCGAACCGGGTAAGCGGCGCGTGATGGCAACGAATCGCGCCAACGCTGAAAAGCGCATAGCGACCTCGAATAACCGAACAATCGAGGTTTTCTATGGCTTCTTACTTGACCCGCGACGTGCGGACTTATTTAGATAAAGTCCGCGAATCCAGTTACAACACGCCGCAAACAACCGGCACGAATTATGAACGGCTGGTAACGACTAACGCCGTTGTCCCGATTCCGAATCAGGAAATCCGCACAGACCAGGGACGCGCCGGTTCTGAATTCGCTTCTGCCGTCTGCAATACCTATTGGGAGCCGACAACGATTAGCGTCTCAGGCGACGGTGACTTTGCCGGAATGGGTAGACTCGCCTTGCGCGCCGTTGGCGGAACAATCACTGATGCGACGGTCGTTACTTCTCTAGCGTTTTCGCACACCGCGCCGATGCTTCCCGGCTCATCCGGCCTTCAATTGCCGTCGTTCAATATGATCGCGGCTCTTGAATCATCTGGCGCGTCGTATCTGTACACCGGCTGCGTGGTTGACCGGATGCGGCTGACGAAAGAAGCCGGGCAAATTGCCCAGCTTAGCTTTGACATTCTCGGCTCCGGCAAGCATCGCGGCCCGCACGCGGTTACGTCTCTGCCTTCCGCGCCGTCGTTTTCCTGTCTGCGTCCGTATGGCTACGTCAGTTATAACAACGGTTCGCCGATTGACCTTTCCGCCGGTTGTCGCGTCCGCTCATTTAGCGCGGAGTTAAACAACAACCATTCACCGGCCAACAACCGATGCGATGGTGATTCAACGCAAGACGCCGACGATTACACAGCCAGCGGCGGCGCATCTGACGCGGCTTATCTGAGCAAGCTTGAACACGGCGACAGAACCGTTTCGGCTGAAATCGTTCTTGAGTTGGACGGAACCTTTGCCGAAAAGACAGACCTGGCTGAGAAAGTCACATTGACAAACTTCACGCTTGGCTATCGCGGCAACGACCTTGACCCAGGCGGCACACCGGCAACGACCTATGAGCTTTTCCAGTTGATTTTTGCAACCGCCGTTTTTCAGACTGGCCGGTTTACTGATGTCAACGGCAAGGCTTGCGTTACGCTTAGCTTGCTGCCGATCACTTCAGGCACTTCCGTAATGAGCGTTAAGGTTCAAAACGGCATCACGGCCACTAACTACAAATAATTATGGCAGACAAAAACACAAAACCAATCGAAGAGACACCGGTTCAGCCAAAGCCAGCCGCGCCCGTGATCAGCCAAGAGCGGATTGCGGCGTTGGCTGAGCTTTGGAATTGCTCAATCGAAGAAGCCACGAAGCGCGAAGCGGAGCGGCTTGCAAAAAAGCGATAGGCGAGCCGGGTAAATGCGGCTGTTAATCAAAAAAGCGCGGTCACTGATGGCTGCGCTTTTCTCTTTTGCCTTAGCGGGCGATGTTCCGCTCGGCGAGTACATGGACAGGCGCGAAGCCTGTCTTGGCATTCCCGGCAGATTCCGCAAATGCGAACAATTACAGGCAACCGATACCGGCCTTTATTGCGCCGCGTGCAGTTGCCCGCAATGGCCTGTCAGTGACTTGCGAACCAAGTGGCGGATGCCGGACTTAGCCTGCCCGCTTCAGAAGTGGTAATCAAATCAATCATCAACCCGATAGACTGCGCCTGTACAGCGCGGCGACGGCGATCCTGACGCTTTCGGGTTGATGCAATTATCAGGACGATTCACAGGAGAATCTTTCATGTCTCACATTATCATTGGTCAACCCGCCTTACCCGCCTATCCGTTCGATCAGAACGAATTCAATATCCCAATCAGCATCAAGTTTTCGGACAGTAAGACGCTGACGATCACGCATAAACTGGCGCGGCCAACCTTAGCCGATTTACTTGAACGCGAAAGCCAGTCAATGACGGAAATGGAAGAAGTCGCGCCAAATGAAGACGCCTTCCATACGGACGCGGAAGGCGCGAACGCCAAGCTGTGGGATAAAGTCGCAAAGCAGGTTCAGGGTTACAAGGCGGCGGGTGTCAGCAAAGACGATTGGGCGGATGTGACGCCGGAACTGGCGGCAAAGATACCAAGCGGCCATAAAAACGCAGCCATCAGCGGGATTTACGCCGCAAGATGCGTTGTGGAGCGCGATAGTGATGACGGGTTCAACCTGGACGGCGAAAGTTACATCATCAGGCAGGAAATCGGCACGGGCGACGAGCCTTCTTATGTCGTCCGCCACACTTTGCGCCAGCCGACGGAAAGTGAACGCCGCGAATACGACAAGGCGGCGGGCAAGGCTTCGCAGGTTTTCGGTAGTCGCAAGCGAAAGATACGTTTTCGCACGAACCTGAAAGCCGAAGTTGCTCTTTACGACAAATTGATCGAGCGTGTAGACGGAGCAACAGTGCGGGGTCAGTCGTGGGACAGTTACACGGCAGAGAGTAAAGAACAGCTTGGCGGTTTTATTGGCATAATTGACCCGATCTTCAAACGTCAAGCCGTGCAAGCCCTGCTCTCATCGCTCAGCGCCAGTTTATCGGACTGACCGACCGGCTGAGCGCGTATCTCGCCGCTCAGTTTAATCTCAGTCGGTCAAAAAATGCGGAAACCTGCCCCGGCGAAACATCTTGCGCTGACGGCGGGCGAATTTGGCAAGTCCGCCGCAATGCGCGCTCGGAACTGCCCGTAATGTCAATCTGTGAAGGTGATGGTGACAAGATCGAACGCTGCCCGTTGCTCTACACCAAGCCGGGATACGTTGAGCCGGACGTTAAGCGCTGGGCATCGGTTGCAACACGGCTTTCACGATTGAAAGAAGGCGGCGCAGTGTATGCGTACCCTGACGGATTGACGCCGGCTGAGTGGGCGGCGATTGACGCGCTTCAATTGGCGCGAATCGAAGCCGACAATAAAGATCAGGACACGCAAAGCACGGCGGCGGCTGAAAGCGCGGCAATCAACAGGCTTGAAGCGGCCAAGAAGCGGCGCTGATTCATTGAACGAACGCCGCATTGTTCTGGTCAAGCAGCAACTTGTTTGCACCCGGCTTTAATTCCACCTTCAAATTCCAGATCAGCCAACCGCGACCGGCGCGTGCCGCCGCTACGACATAGCAGGGCTTTGATGGCAGGGCTTTGATTTCAGCCTTACCGTCAAAGCCCGTTGTTTCTGCGCCGACAATATGCGGTTTGATGGCTGAAATTGCCTGCGTCAAAAAACTTTCGTGTCCCGGCGCACCGAGCGCGGCCTTGCCAAAGGTGATGACCAGTTGCGTGTTTTTGTCCGGCGTGATGATCGAAATGTCTTGTGGCTGAGCGATGCCCGAATTGCTCAGAATCGTTGCAAGACTTTCATCTAAAACAAGGAATTGAACACGCGCAACCGGCTTGACATCGCCGGAGCGGTAAACAAGTGCCGCTTCGATTGATAGAGACGCTTTTGGTGCGTTTGCCTGTGATACGGCAATCGCCAGTGAAAGAAAAATTGACCAGATCATAAGTTGAACCTTTCGGGGCAGAATTTGCCGCGCACAATACGCGCAATCTTTGACAATTTCAAATAATGGCCGACGCAATTGTAATTAAAATCGCCTTAGATGCTGGCGACATAAACGCCACAGGGCAGAAAATTGCGCGTGGACTCCAATCTGCGCTTGATTCAGCCTTCGGCAATGCGGCTGGCGCGGGGCGCAAAGTCGGCGACGCGCTCAATGCTAGTGTGGAAGCGGCGGCGCGCAAATCCGCCGATGCGCTGCGATTGATTCAAGAGCGCGGGATTCAGCAACGGCTGACAGCAGAAGCCCAAGCCGAAGCAAAAAGCCGGACGATCCGCGAAAAGGCATTGGCCGACGCCGAACGTGATGCCAGAAGATTTGCCGAAGCTCAGGCGCGCATTGTTGGACGCGGAGCGCCGCCTGACTCACTGATAGGCTTCTTCAAGCGTTACAGTTCGACGATCCGCGAAGCTGGCGAGTCAATCCAACAGGCCGGTTACAGTTTGCTTGGCCTGACGGCGGGCATTCTCAGCGTCGGGCGCTCGGCTGTCACTTCAGCCGTCAACATTGACCGGCAAGTAAATGTGTTGAAGGCGTTGACCGGCTCAGCGGCGGAAGCGGAAAAGCGGTTTTCCGCCCTGGTTAAGCTGTCGGCACAGACGCCCGGCCTTACTACCAGCCTTGCAGCAACGCTTGATGCCCAATTGCGCGTGGCCAATGTCCGCGCCAGCACGATTGACAAGATTTTACCTGCCATTGGCCGATTAAATGCGGTTGCGCCGCTCGGTGATCCGCAAAAATTCGGTCAAAACCTTGTGCAGTTAATCACTCAGGGCTTTGAACGCGCCGACTTGAAAGAGCTAATTGGTCAATCACCGCTTGGCGGCGAGATTATCAAGAGCATTTTCAATGTTGACTCGCCAATCAATAGCAAGGCGATAAAAGAGAGCGCGCAAAAGCTCGGCATCACAACTACTGACGCCTTTTTTGCGGCCTTTGCAGACGCGGCGGCAAAGAATCCCAAGTTGCAAGGCATCACTGAATCACTTGGCACGCAATTTGAGAAACTACGCGACCGTGTTTTGGTTGCGCTGCGCCCGTTAGGTCTGGCCATCATCGAAGCATTGAAACCATTGGTTGATGCGGCTATCCCGATTATTGAAAAACTATCCGCCGCATTCTCCGCGCTTCCACAATCCGTGCAGCAAGCCCTTATTGTTTTGGCTGCGCTTGCCGCCGCTGTTGGGCCGCTGGTTATTGCATTAGGCGCATTGATTCAGACCTTCGGCGCATTAGGAAATATCGTTACAGTGCTTTCCGGCCTGTTTGCGAGTGGTGGCGCATTTGCGGGCATTGCCGCATCGGTTGCCGCTGTCGGGGTCGCTGTTCCGCCCGTTGCGCTCGCGCTTGGTGGATTGGCTTTGGTCATCGGCGGCGTCGTGGCGGCTTACCAATTATTTGGCGACACGGCAGAACAGACAGCAGCCAAAACCCGCACTGATTTGGTTGCATCGCAAGAGCGCGTAAAAGTCGGTCAACAGGAAATTGACGGCCTTCGCAACCTTCAAGAGCAAACTTCGCTTAACGCCACAGAGCAGGCCAAAATAAAAACGCTTTATGATGCGCTTGATCCGGCGCAGAAGGCTCGCGCTGGCGTGTACGCCGAAGAATCTGGCGGTGTGGAAACGCTGACCGGCAAGCTTGCCGGGCTTGTTCAGGTCTTGGATGAAACGAATAAGAAGCGATTAGAAGCTCAGCAGATTGCGGCAAGCAACGCAGGCGCGGGCATCGTTAATGATCTGCAAATCAATGGCCTTCGTGATTACAGCGACAAGATTGACTCGCTCAATAAACAGATCGAAGACTACGCACGAAAGCAGATAGAAGCAGAAAAAACCGGTGAACGCTTTGGCCGATCATTGGCCGGGCCGGGTGTATCTGCCGCCGATGTGTACGCCGGGAAGATTCGGGATTTGGCCGGTGAATTAGGCAAGGTCAAAGACGCCGCCAATGCAAATCAAAAGCAATACGTTGCGCTTGGTAATGCTTTCCGCGAAGCCGCTAAAGCTTCAGGCAAGACAACGGAAGAGTTTATCAAGCAAAGTATTGCGGCGTCCGGCTTAGGCGGTGATCTCGTTGCGCTTGAGCGCAGACTGCGCCAATTGGCAGGCGTCGGCGCGTCGGCAAGCTCGCCGTCAAGGGCGGCGCTACTGGCGGCAGGCGCGTCGGCGGCGTCAGTTGATCCGGCTAGCCCTAAAGTTACGGGCACGGGCGGCGGCAGCGGTGAAAGTGCGGCGTCCAAAGCGCGACAATTGCGCGAAGCCTTGCTTACTCAGGAGAAGTCTTTTATTGAGCAAAGCAACAAGCTTCAGGAAGATGCAAACAAGCGCGAATTGGATCAGTTTCAGGCACTTTACGAAGACAAGAAAATCACAATCAGCGAATTCTACAGCGCCAAACTTGGACTTACGCAATCAAACATCGGCAATGAGATAAACGCGCTTCAGTCGGAGATTAAGGCACAGGAACAGGCACTTGCTGCTGCGAAAGCAGGAACGCCGGAAAAGATTCGCCTGGAAACCGAACTTTTCAAGCTTCGCACAGCCCTGACGCTGAAAACACGGGAATTAACGGACGCCGAAACCGAGAACCAGCGCGACGCGATTAAGGCGCTTCAGGAAGAAAAAATTCGCTTGCTCAAGGACACGCAGGCTTTGGGCTTGAAACTTGATGAGACGAATTTGCCAACGAGCGCAATCAAGCCGAATGTTGATCCGGTCACACGACGCGCCCGCGAAGAATTGGTGACTATTCAGCAAGCGGTGATCGACTTCCGCGTAAAAGACCTTGAACTTCAACAACAGGAAGTCCAAATTCAAAACGCCGTCAATTCCGGCATCCTGACGGAAGCGCAAGGCAAAGAGGTCACGCTTGCAATTCAGCGCCAATACCGCGACGTTTTAATTCAATCGCTTGAATTGCAGAAAGCCGGGACAATTGACCCCGAACAGATTGGCCGAATCAACGTCCAGATAGAGCAATTGCGCGGCCTGGGCGCAGAATTAACGCCGCTGCAAGCCCTGTTCAAAGGCTTCCGCTCACAGGCTGAGACGTTGGCCGACAGCTTTGAAAAGATTGGCTCAGCCTTCAAGGATAAAGTTCTCGGCGTCGTGGATTCCGGCATTGACAAACTGACCAGCAAGCTCGGCTTTTTCAAGTCGCTTGTCGGCGATATTCTCAAGAGCTTGACCCGCGTTTTGCTTGGCGGATTGCTTCAGCCACGCGGCGGCGCACAGGCTGGCGGCGGATCGTTTCTCGGCAACATTCTTGGCGGCGTCCTCGGCGGCAATGCGGCTGGTGGTGGTAGCGGGCTTGGTTCGTTCGCCACTGGCGGCTTTGCGGGCGGCGGCGGTGCGGCTTCGATTCTCGGCGGCGGTGGGGGCGGCGGCTTGCTCGGCGCTCTGTCCAATGCCATAGGCGGCGGCATTTCCGCGCCACGTTCGGTTACGCTTGGCGGTTTGCCTATTGCACCAAACATCCCAATCCCCGGCGCAGCGCAAATCGGCGGCGGCGCATCATCGCAAGGCGGCGGCGTACTTTCTTCGCTATTCGGCGGCGGTAGTAACCTGCTCGCTGGCATCGGCTTTGGCAAGGCTCCCGGCTCCGGCGGTGCATTGGCAGGCGCATTGCCTTTGCTTGGCCTGTCGCTTGGCTCATCGCTCGGCACTGACCGGCTGACTTCAATCCTGGGCGGTGCGGCGGGCGGATTGCTCGGCATCGGCCTTACGGCTGCGCCTTCGATCATCGGCGCGGGCGGTGCGCTTTCCGGCCTGGGCTTCCTTGCGCCATTGTTCAGCAATCCGTTTACCGCAATCGCTGCCGGGCTTGCCTTGCCCGCGATCTTCCTGCTCGGACGCGCACGCCAACGACGACGCGACGAAGCGACATCCGGCGATTATCTGCAACAGGCGGTTGACGGCATCAAGGATTTACGAAAGCAGGTTGAGTCAAACGAAATCACGTTAAACGTGACGCAGGCACGCGACCTGTTCAATACGCAAATCCTGCAACCGTTCATTGACCAAATCAACACGATCAAAACAAAATCAGTCCGCGAATCCCGGCTGAAAAACCAAACCGTTGACTTACGGAATCTCTTTGAGAAAGAAGTCATTCCGGCGGTTCAGGCGCAGAAAACACGGCAGGGCATAAACGATAAGCTTGTGCCTGAATTTGCCGTCGGCGGCTATCATCGCGGTGTCGGCCTTGCGTTGCTACATGATAGGGAAGCGATTCTCAACCTAAGCCAACAATCGAAGCTTCAAGCCATCGCTGGCCAAAACATCTTGCAACAAATCGGCGTGCCTGATGCCGCTCCCGCTCCCGTGGATGCGGCTCCGGCGTTTGCGCGTGGCGGAATCTTTACCGCGCCGACGCGAAGCAATGCCACGCCGACAATCAATATGACTGTCCAACTGGTTGTTTCGCCCGATGACGCAACCGGTATTTTGAATGCGGCGGCATCAACCGATGATGGACAAGTGATTCTCGTTAATGCTCAGAAGGTGGCGCAACGAAACGGGATTGGTAGGACGCGGATATAAATGCCACGCAATTTACGCAACGGGCTTGCCCAAGTCCTAAAAAATGGCTCTGCTGAAAGCCACACCTGGCTGATTCTGACGCTGCCATCGGACATTGCGCCGTCAGAGAATCTTTACCTTGCGACCGCGCCGATTACGATTGACGGCGTGAAGTTTGACGGGCAACTACGCACAGGCTCAGCCGTGAAAACGAGCATCACACGGGCGGCGGATCGTGCAAGCGTGGAAGTGCAAAACGTGGATACTGTCTTCGGCGTGGATTCGCTTCGTTTGGCCGATTCGCTTTACGGCGCGAAAGTTCAACTTGGCCGATACTGGCGCGATTTACAAAGCGGCGCAACATTTAGCCACGGGATGCTTACCGGCATCGTGGCATCGGTTGAAATTAACGAAAATGTTGTCAAGCTTGGCCTAATCTCAGACGTTTACTCAACAATCAACGTCGGCGCGTCCGAGCAGGTTGTCCGCAAATGCCGTTGGCAGATTGAAGGCCGCTTTCGTGGCACTGAATGCGGCTACAGCGGCGCATTACTGACTTGTAATGGCTTATATGACTCAGCCGACGGATGCGAAGGCAGGCACGGTTCACCGCTGAAGCAGGCCAAATATGGCGGCTTTGCCTATATCGAATCGGCGTCAACCATTGCGGGCGCGGCTGCGTTGCCTATTCCGGCAAGCAATCAGCTTTTGAAGACGGTTAATCTGACTACAGGCGCGGAAGTGGCGAGCGTTAAGCAGCAACCTTTTCTTGCGCTTGATGATGACCGTTTCCATACGACAAATAACAACACGAACCTTTGGACGGAAATAGCGCCAAAGGGAATGATGGCCGGTCTGGAAAATGCAGTTGACGACTACAATGCGCCTTTTGACGGCGTAACGGACGCGACAACCGAAGTTCAGGCGGCAATCACGGCGGCGGAGGCATCAGGCGGAACAACTTACCTTGCTCCCGGCATTTATAAAGTCACAGGGTTGACGATTTCAGGCCGCGCAAAGCTCGCCGGATCGTCTGATGGCTCAACAGTCATCTACTCAACGACAAACGGCAAGATAATTGATTGCTCTGCATCGTCTTTTGAAATGCCCGTGCTTGAAAACCTGCGGATTCGCGGTGATGTTTTGGCGGGCAGTTCGCAAATCGGCGTTTATGTTGATGACGGCACAGGAACCGGCGGATTGCGAACCTGCATCCGCAACCTATGGATTGAGAATTGCGGCGGCGCGGGTTTCCAGGTTGAGCGCGCATTTAGTTCGATCTTCGATCATATCTATGTGACGAACTGCGCGGGCTTCCCGTTCCTGTACAACGCGCCGAATATGCCGTCCAACTTGTTTGTTTCCTGCTACGCGGGGCTTCTACGCGACTCCGCGCCAGTTGGGTTCCGCATCAAAGCGGGTGATGCCGTGCTGAAAAGCTGTAACGGTGTCAATTCACTAAATCCCAATAGCAAGTGGTCCGTTGTCGGCAAAAAGAACGGCGTAGACGGCGACTCGACAGATAGCGGCGCAAATCTTGATATTCAGGATTGCAACCTTGAAAGCTGGATTGACACCGGCATTCTGCTTTATCACGCCAGCCAATTAAACGTGCGCGGCTTGACTTCGTTTGTTGGGCAGGCGCTTTCCAATCAGCTTAATGGTGCAATCAACAACTCGGTTACGACGATCACAGTTGATTCAACCGCGAACTTTTCAGATGCTGGAACAGTTGAAATTGATAGCGAGCGAATCACCTACACCGGCAAGACATCAACCACACTGACCGGTTGCACACGCGGCGCGGAAGGAACCAGCGCGGCAAGCCATTTAGACAATGCGACCGTTAAATTCCTGAAAAAGCCAATCGTCTTCGATCTGGCCAATGATGGTGTTGATTACTTCGCGCACGCATTGACGCGGGGAATAATCGAAGACTCAGTTAGATTTGCCGATGCGCCGCTGACGAATTACGTTCGCAATCAGGCAATCCACGCCAACGGACTTGCGCCAATTCAGACCGTGGGACGTGGCGCACGCATAGTTGGCGGCAGTGTTTTGCAGGAATACTGGAATGCGACGGCGGGTGTTGACGCGAAGATTTCACGCTCTGACAGCAATCTTTCAATTACGACCGTTACGGCTACGACCACGATCAGTCAACCCGGCGTCAGCTACATTGAAGTTGACCACTCAGCTGCAACCGCAATCACATTACCCTGGCCTGCGCTTTATCAGGTGGGCAGTTATCTAACCGTCAAAGACGTTTCAAGCGGCGGGGCTTCGGCCAATAACATCACGCTACAGGCTGGCGGTGGCGGCACGGTCAATGGCTCAAGCTTTGTGATGGACACCGACGGGCAGGCTGTCATTCTAGTGCCTGACGGGGCGAACGATTGGCGCATCGTTGCGACGTACACAACAAGCGGCGCAACACTAACCGGCAGCGGCTCAAGCCCGCGTTTGGCTTATTGGTCGGGCGCATCAAGCCTCACGTCCGACAGTGACCTAACGTATGACGGGTTTAACCTCTCATCGGGGCGTGTTTATCATTCAGGCGGCTCCGGCGGCGCTCCTGGCGTAGGCCCCGCTGCGGATACAGGCACAGGCATGTATCAGGCAACATCCGGCACGTATAGCGTGGCCGTATCTGCTGGCGCAACCGGCGAGCGCGTCCGATTTCAGGCTAATGGAATCAATCTATTAAATGGCCGTGTGACTTGGGATGCCTCGGAGACGATTTTTGATTTATTTGGCTCTGGCTCACCGGAAGGCTCTATTACGGCTTCGATTGGTTCGGTTTATCGCCGGTCCAATGGTGGAACGGCAACAACCCTCTACATCAAAGAATCCGGCACAGGAAATACTGGTTGGGTTGCCGTTGGCGGATCATCAGGCGCAAATACCGCGTTATCAAATCTCGCCAGCGTTGCCATCAATACGACACTTGTTAGCGATACAAACAACACGGATGATCTCGGCTCAAGCTCAATTGCGTGGAAAGACCTTTATCTTGCCGGAACGTTCGCCCTAAAAGCCCGGACAGACCCCGGCTCGCCAACTAATGACGATGTTTGGCGGTCATCAACACGGCAGGCAATTTCAATTCGCAATTCCGGCCAAACGGAAGATTTGACGGGCGTCATGTGGCGTTCGTCTAACTCGGTATTTTTCGACACGACAACAACCGAAACTTCGATCATTTCTGATACTGGCGTCGGCACGAAAACGCTGGCGGCAAGCCGCCTAGTAGCGGGAACTCAGGTTCGGATTAAGGCATCTGGTTTTTACGGCACAAAGGCGTCATCACCGGGAACATTCACGGTCAAGCTGAAGAACGGTGCAACCACGATGTTGACCATTGCCGCGTTTACCTTGCCGACAAACGTAGCCGATCAGAATTGGTGGATTGAGGCGACGGGCGCACTGAATGCGACGGGATCAAGCGGCACGATTTATTGGACTATCAATTTCTACTACAACGACGGCACGGGCGCGCTAAAAACGCAGACTTATACGGTGAACTCTTCAACCATAAACACAACCACAACCGAAGCGTTAGACATTACAGGCAAATTTAGCGTTTCGGATGTGGCAAATTTCTGGCAAACAGGCACCGCGAGCATAGAGATTTTCTAACGGTTCCGGCGGCGGTATTAAATAATGGGTGTGTTCTGGGGCATAGATTTAGCTGATGTATCCGGCGGCGATGCCGGGAACGGGTCAAGTGGCGGCAATTCCGGCGATTCAAGCACGACCGCGCCCGCGACAAGCTCACTTGAGCAATTCATCACGGATGAAGGCGGCGTTTTAGCTGAAGCTTTCGGCGAGCATATAGTCGCCGGTTTTCTGGTTGCCCACAAATATGACGCGGGGCCGCCGCCAAGTTCCAAATTTATTGTTGCGGGCGGCGCGGGTGAATGGGAAGGCGTGGTTGCGGCCTGGTACGCGGGCGATCCGATTTCATTAAGTCCCGATGGTTCAACGGCTGGCTATCACTTCTATCCCGGCACGATCCCGGCCAATACCAGCGATCCAACGCAGCCGGTTGACAGTTTTCTACCATCCGGCCTTGCCTACAATTCAACAGCCTATCTTGCGGTCAAGCTTCCTGAACAATATGCGACGGAAGACAGGCCGGATAAGTTTCGCTGGCGGGCGCAATGCAAAAAAGTCTACACCTACGATTCCAACGGTAACGCATCCGCCGCGAAAGTCTATTCTGTCAATCCGGCTGACATTGCGGTTGATCGAATCCGCCGGGAATATGAGCTACTTTATCCTGATGACCAGACGCTTGCGCTGCAAAAGTTCCGCGCCCGTGTTGATTGGGCAAGTTATGTTGATTTTCGTGATTACTGCGCCGCTCAAATAAGCTGGGATAATGGAACATCAACCGTCAGTATCGCCCGTTTTGAATGCCATGCCGTTTTGCTTCAATCCGCAACATTGGATGACGCGCTGAAGCTGATTTGCGCGACGGCGGCAAGCTGGTATCAGGACGACGGCGAGCGCATCAGGTTCATCAAACCGACGGACACAACGCCGGTTCATCATTTCGACACGTCAAATATCGTGTCAGGCAGTTTCAGCGTTGCGCCGCAAGACATACGCACGCGGCCAAATTACCTTGTCGCTGAATTCCGCGATCTTGACGACACATACCTGTCAGTGACAAAGACACCGCCAGCTTACAGGCAAGAGTTGATTGATAAAGTAGGGCGCGTGGACGGCGGCAAAAGGGCTTTCCCGAATATGAACCGCTCACAGGCGCAGCGGCTATTACAACGCCAGCTTCGCCTTGAAGCCGACAACCCGAACATCGTTAATCTGCGCGGAATGGCCGACAGCTTCCACGTCTTGCCAGGTGATTTTGTTACAGTTTCACACCCAATCACAGGCTGGACTTATCAAAAATGCCTTGTGCTTGAAGCATCAGCGGAAAGCGGCGAAAGCGCGGCTGACGAAACCGATTTTACACTTCAGGCCATTGATTCGCCTTCTCTTTATCTGGACACCGACCACACGCCGGAACAGCCAGAACTGACGCCGTAATTATGCCACTTGAAATCATACCGCAAAGTATAACGCTTTATCCCCAAGACGTGCAGGTTTTCACTGTGCGGGCTATTGCGCCGCCCGTGTTATGGAAGGCGACCACAGACGTGGTTATTGAAAACGATGCCTCGTTGACGCTAACGCCAGCAACGCCGGGAAACGCGACACTACTTCAAGGTGCAATTGATGGCGTGGCGGGAATCGAGTTCACGTTTGACAGTGACATGCTTGTGACAAGCACGGGCAGCATTCTTTTTGCCTTAACCGGTTCCGGGTCACACGCGCTGCGTGTAACTGTTAGTCCGACCAGTATTGTTGTAAAGGATGAAAGCGCGAACACACTGGACACAATTTCACATACAACGGCATCCGGCGACGTTTTTTACATAGAAGTTGCTGGTAATATGCTGCGCTTTAGTCTAAACGGAATTGTTGAAACAGAATATGAAGCCCTTACATCTGTTCGTTATCCCCTGCGTTTTCGCGTGGACGCAACAAGTCCTTACGCATCGGCTACGCCACATATAACCGCGCCGCGACTGGTTGGCAATTGGGCATTAGACCCAATCAACTTCACAGGTGACAACACTTTTACGCTTACGCCTGCCAGTGGCGGAACGTTTGACGATAGCACTGATATTTGGATAACCACATTTACAGCCAGCGATCAGCCCGGCGTGTATAACCTGAACGTTCAGATTGCATCATCGTCAAATCAAGAAGCCGATGCGACTGTTATTGTCTCCCCGCTGTCAATCCTTAGCGAATCTTCGATTGAGCTTCAGCCGGGCGAAGTTGTCACACTGAAAACAAACTATGACGCCGCGCAGACATCGCTGGTTACGTGGTCTATTGTTTCCGGCTCCGGCTCGTTTTCGGCTAATCAATTCACAGCAGGAACCGCGCCTGGCGACACAGTTGTTAAAGCGGTTTATGGTAATCAGGAAGCGCGGATCACGATTACCGTTCCGGCTGTGATGACTATTACCGTCAGCAGTGAGGAAGTCGCGGCGGCAACACCGGGCGAAGTCTTGACGCTGACAACGAATATGACCGGCACAATTAACTGGACGGCATCAACCGGAACGCTTTCGGCATCATCCGGCGCAACTGTCACTTGGACTACGCCAAGTCAGGCGGGACTAGATGCTCTGATTGTGGCCACAAACGGCACATACACAGTTTCAGTAACAATTCCGGTCTTGAACGCTTTTCCTTATCGGCCAAGTTTGACGCTGAAATGGGAGCGCAAAAAGACCGTGCTTGTCAGCCAATCGGAAGACAAACGCGGACGCGCCACGCGAGTCAAAAATTACGACAACACGCCGTTTGAATCGCACGAATTCACTTTTCTAAATCGCAACCTTGCTGAACTATCCGCCGCACAGGATTTTTGGGATGCTCATTACCCAAACAAGCGATTCATTCTCACAGAAGCGCATCGCGGCATCAGGCTCGTTTTATGGCCGGACTCGGACATCGGCTTTGACGCTTCGGCAACCTGCGCTACTACATACACGTTCCGAGCCATTGAAGGGTGAATGCGGAGTTCCGCCCGCTAAGACGTGACTCGTTCCGCCCCGCTGGGGCGGCGCTCGTTTCTACTATGCCCCTTCTGGTTTCTGCGAAGGGGCGGGCTGCGAAATGGTATAATCAAGCAATGCTGAGCTACCAAAAATTAAAAAAAATGTTGAGCAACTGGGAGGGTAGTGTGGTCGGAATTACGGTCAAGCCTTCCTTATACCAGATAATAGTACGAGACTATATGCCCAACTCATTTCCTGTCTATCCACACCAATATCAAAAAGAGGATATTTGCATTTTTTACGATCACAGGTCACTGCAACAACACTTGCGGCTAGCCGAAGAAAACAAAGGCTTCACCGTCGTACCGCAAAAAGGATTTGACGTGACTGCCGCACTGAAAGAACGGGGAGAATGGCACGAAGAGTGGCGCATCCGGCGTAGCCGAGAACGGAGCGGGGCGGGCGGAATACACCAGAAGGCGCTCGCCCGTCTCCATTCCGCCCGCGTCGCTCAGTCGCGCCGCAGGGCTGCACTGCCGAGGGCGGCGGCTCGTTCGCGGCCCCTACAGGGCACGCTCTCTCGAATGAAAAGACAACTTGGCTTTATGTTTCGCATTCTATTTTGGGATGCCGTGATGATCTGCGTCCTGGTCTTTGCTTTTACTTACGCGCACGCGCAAAACGAGCAAATAACGGTTGGAAGTTATGAATTAGGCAGGGGGATAATTGCCCCCGATGCGCTGGCCATTATTCACGGCGGCGCGTTTACGTTTGAGTCAAAACAGGTGTCAATGTTCGACTCGTTGACGGAGATTGGTGGCGTTCAGGTTTGGATTGGCGGAAAAGAGCGCGGCCAATTAGCGCAGCTTCGCTATGTTGGCTATGACACGATTTCTTTTGTTATGCCGTCGGCTTCAAGCTTGCAGCAACTTGGCTGGCAGCAAGTGGAAGTATCCGCGCCGCTTGGTCAGTATTCAGCGCTTGTGTTTATTGCGCCGGTTTCAGCTGAGATATTTACTAATCACTGCATAGATTCGCCAAGCTGTATTAACCGGATGCCATTTGGCTTGGCCTGGGTAAATAACTCAATAGTTATTCCGACGCTTAACGAGCCAATTCCAAACAACAATACCCAAGTCTCGTTATTCGGTACTGGCTTGCGACGATCTGCGCGCATATTGGTTTGGATTACGGATGAACTTGACGGGCTGGCTGTGGTTGAAGGCAGCGTTGCGCCGCATTCGTTCTTCATTGGCTGGGATGTTGTCAGCTTCCCATTACCTGCAACGATTCAACGCGATGGGCGAGAAGTGCCGCTTCGCGGAAAGATTACAGTCCAATTGGCGGCAGCGCAGCCGTCTCCGATGCGCTGGTGGAGCTTTGCAAATTCGATTGAATTGACCGTGATGGAATAATTACGCCGCGCTCAAGAGATTGTTTCGGAGCGACGGCGCGGATTTTCAGTCAGTAGAAACATCGCTTCAGCTTCAGTCAGTCGCGCTATTTGCGCCGCTTTCTTGTATCCGTAGCCGACAACGATTGCCCGGTAAAAGATGACCGGATTGCGACCGTGCCAAATCAAGCGGAAGACAATTTCAGTTGCGCGGTCTGCCGCACAGCCCATGACGCATTGAATCGCTTGCGCGTGTTTGGCGATTTCGTGTTGCTGGTCTGTGAATTTGATAAGTTCAGCGCGTGTCATTTAGTCGCTCGCGTTGCTGGTAACGGAATTCTCCGCGCTGAAAAGTTATTCAGCAGGTTGATAAGCTGATTCAACGGCGTCACGGTGTCAGGAAAATTAGTCATAGCAATATAGCCCTAATTCTACCCTAAAACCCAAGTAAAAACATTATGAATATCCTGAAAAGAGCAATCCTTTCGTGCGCCTTCGTGTGCGCGCTGGCGGTTTCCGGCTTCGCGCAGAGTGCAGACGATAACACAATAACCGGAAACGTCTATGACGCTTTCAATAACCCGCTTGTCGGCTTCAGCTTCACTGTTACCGTAACCCGGCGCGATGGTGTGGCTGTGTCGTCCGCGCCGAAGACGGTTACGACGATCACAGCGGGCGCATTGCCTTCTACGTTTCAGTTGCCGCGCCGGTCGTTTGTTACCTTTCGCGGCGGATTTACGATAGGCCGATACAATTTTACCAACGGCGTTTCGCTTTTTGTTCCTGACGAAAGCACGACCAGCATTTACAACTTGAAGTCAGTCGAAGACGCCGCCGCTGCATTAGTCGAAGTAGCCGCCGCACCTTCGGACGCGCAGTACATCGTCGGCACGGCCAACGGCACGCTTTCGGCTGAGCAATCGCTTGGCGCGTTGACGACCGGCCTACTAAAAAACACAGTGAGCGGCTCAACAGGCACGCTTAGCACAGCTGTTGCTGCTGATTTGCCGCTTATCAGCACATTGACAGCCGACGCTACGCCGGATAGCGCGGCGGATTACGTGCTGACGTATGACGCGAGCGCGGGTGTCCATAAAAAGGTTTTACTGTCAAACCTTCCCAGTAGTGGCGGCGGCGGAACATGGGGAAGTATTACAGGCACGCTTTCAAGTCAGACTGACTTGCAATCCGCACTAGATTTGAAAGCCAACCTAATCTCGCCAAGTTTCACGACACCGACGCTTGGTGTTGCATCTGCGACATCAATCAACAAACTAGCAATCACTACTCCCGCGACTGGATCAACACTGGCTATTGCCGACGGTAAGACCTTCACCGCTTCTAATACAATCACACTAACTGCAACGGACGGTTCAACACTGGCTATTGGCGCAGGCGGTACATTGGGCAGTGCGGCCTATACAGCATCATCTGCTTACGAAGTGCCGCTTACGTTTTCAACCGGACTAACGCGCTCCACGAATACGATCACCGTCAACACATCGCAGAATATCGCTACACTGTCTAACCTGACCAGCAACGGCATTGTGACAACTTCAGGCGGCGGCGGCACATTGGGTGTGACAGTACCGGGCACTGGCGTACTGACCGCGCTTGGTGTCAACGTCGGCTCAGCCGGTGCTCCCGTGCTATTCAATGGCGCGGGTGGTACGCCATCCAGTCTTACCCTGACCAATGCAACCGGTTTGCCGCTTTCAACTGGCGTAACAGGGGATTTGCCTTTTGCGAATTTCGTCCAGGCTGGCTCCGCTGGCTTCGTCGGCGCTACTGGTGCGGGCGACTATGCACACCGCACACCAACGCAAGTGACAGCGGCGCTGGATGCCTTCACAGGTGATTCGGGTAGCGGCGGCGTGAAGGGCCTTGTGCCTGCTCCGGCTGCTGGCGATGCTGCGGCGGGAAAATTCCTGAAGGCGGATGGTACGTTTGCTGTGCCATCTGGCGGCGGTGGCCTGGCGGTCGGCACAACGACGATCACAGGCGGCAGCAACACCGACGCGCTGTATAACAACAGCGGCGTGCTGGGTTCGCGCACGGTGACGGGCAGTGGTAATGCGGTGCTGAGCACATCGCCAATTTTCACAACCGACATCACGACGCCGATTGTTAAAAGCGCGGCAGGCGCAGACCTTGCGGCGAATGCAACTGCACCGGCTGCAACCACTGGCGCGAGTAAGGCTGGAAAGGCTGTCACAATCACAGCATCGGCGGCGGTTGCCTCTACGGATACGGCAGGCGCGGCGGCTGGTGGTTCGGTGACGATCACCGCAGGCGCGGCGGCGAGGCTGACAAGTGGGAACGCGAACGGAGGAAACATCAACTTGGCAACCGGCGCGGGGATTGGCACTGGAAGCCCCGGCAATCTGGTACTAACGACTGCCAGTAGTTTTATTATTGTTGATTCGACAGCAAGCGGAAACGGCGACATTATCCGATGGGGTAGTGCTACTAATCGGGGGATGATCGCGGCCAATAATGGCGTGGGCTTCACGAACGCTTCAAACCAAGCGAGTCTCATTAACTTATCTGGAGGGCTAAGTTGGAGCCTATCAAAGGATGCTATATTTGCTTGGTCTACGAGTGCCACCAGTGCGAATGCTACGAGCGGGCTGATTCTACGCCAGTCCGCCGCCGCAAATCTCGCCCTCGGTTCCACCGACACTGACCTTAACGCAAACATCGTTGCCCAGAAAATCAGTGTTCAAAATGCTGCGGCTGGCGGCACGTCAGATCAAGCCGGAAAAGATTTCACCATCGCGGGAAGTCAAGGAAAGGGCACGGGCGCAGGCGGCTCAATCATCTTCCAAACCGCTCCGGCTGGCTCAACTGGCTCAACTCAAAACTCCCTAGTCACAGCCGTCACTATCGGGCCAAACGGCGCACTGTTCCCGAAGGCTTTCACCTTCTCGGCCTTACCGACAATCTCAGATGGTGGAATGGTTTATTGCTCGGACTGCGCTCAGACCACGCCATACGTGAACACAACTTGCGTTGGGTCTGGGACTGGCGCGATGGCCTACAAGCTCAATTCAACTTGGAGATGCTTTAACTAAAGGAAATCAACATGAAAAAAATACTCTTACTTACTCTCTTTGCTTTCACCATCACCGCGACGGCGCAGGCTCCAAACAAGCTTTTCGCTGTTCGCAACGGCAACGGCATTGTTGATTCCGGCGTAACGCAGGATCAGGCAATCTATATCGTTTTCAAGGATACCGCCGCAAAGCTAACCGTGTTTGACGCTCTTTGTGACACCGCGAATTTCGGCGGCTTGATCCGTCCGGCTGGTGAGACGGCACAGCAACTCACGCAGGCACGGCGGCAGTTTGCGATGGATGAAATCAGGGCTTGGCTGAACGCGAAAGTCGCGCAAAATCGGGAGCGGATTGAGCAAGAGAAAATAGCGAAGCCGGATTTATCTGATTTGCCGTAGGAGCTTTATGAAACGAATTGCAGTCCTCGCAATCCTATGCCTCGCAACTCTCACCGCCAGCGCGCAAGCTCCCGGCGACACGCTCACCATTGATGGGAGTTTCCCGAAAAGCTACGGCGCGGGCTATTCAGCATTTGCAATCGGAGCTTCGGCTGAGTTCTGGAAGCAGGTAGATCGTAACCGGCACATCTTTATCGGTGGAAGGGCGGGCATTGATAAGCAGGCGAAAGAGTATATCGGTAGCGGGCACACCTTGCGTGGCAGCTTCCACGCTCGCGTAGGCTTGCCCTTCGGCAAAAGCTGGGCAGTGCGGCCATTCATCGGTGGTGGCATTTCAATGGCGCAGCAAAGAAACCCTCAATACACCAAATTCAGTTATGCGCCGAAAATCGAAGCCGGAGTTAGCGCGCTGAATAACACTTTGTTCATGTACGGCATCGGCTTTTTCCCAGACTCCACGCAGAATATGACTCGCGGTTGGGGATTGGGCTTTGATTACTACTGGCGGCTGAGTCCGCGCATCAGCCTTCACGCGGGCGGATTGCTGACTAGGTTCAAGTTCTACCAACCAACTGGTAACTATGTCGGTTGGTACACCGGAGGCGGGTTCACGCCAACGTTCGGGCTGACGTTTCACTTGAAGCCTGAGCGCAACGGCGTACCGCGCCAATTCACAAAACCAATCCCAAACCCGCCGATTGACAAGCCGACATTGCCGATGATTTTGCGAAGTC